CGCATTTGGATACCTTTTCGAGTACTGTCTAATTTTATGAGATCCTAGACCGATCTTTTCGTCAGTTGTACCCGGACCGAGCTGGTGCTTTTTTTCAATGATATGAATATAATTGTCACATACACGACGAAACATTCCGTCGGGTTCCAAATTTTTTATATATTCCTTTAACCCCTTATACTGTTCGAGATATGTAATAGATTTTCCCTGGTCTATATACACGTAATCATGACCACAAATCGAAATAATTTCACCGTCTTCGAAATCAGATGTTTCTTGTTCAAAGACTTTTCCCCACTGGTTCGTTTTTTTACCTCCTTTACCGTTTCGTTTCATTTTATTAATTTTATATAGATAAAAATCCAACTTAGGTCTTGTTTACAACCGAGATCTTATTCTCGGTACCGGGCGTCATATCATTACAAACCCGATATCATTTTTAAAAACAACTTTATCTTGAGGAACAGGTTGTTTATTCCAGAATTCGTGCATTATTAAATATAAAAGGCTTAAAGTTTTTAAGCTTTATTACTATATAAAACAATGTCAACTCTTGAACAAGATTATACGACCGTGCCTGGTCAATTATACGCGTGCCTTTCCGTCGTAGGACCGGAAGCGCCACAAAAGAACGATAAGTTTGGAATTAAGATCCGGGGTGCATTTAATTCTAGAGATGAGGCTGCATCGCACGCTAAACGCCTTCAAAAAGAGGATGCGACGTTCGATATTTACGTTGTTGATATGTATAAATGGTTGTTAATTCCACCGGATCCAGCGAAAATTGAAGACGCACATTATTCGAATGAAAAACTTGAAGAACTCATGTCTGGCTATAGAGAAAATCAGGCACAAGCTGCATCTATGTTCGCGGAACGTAAACGTGATATGATGGAAAGTAAATCCACGTTTATAAAACCGGGGGATGAAAACTCGAAGTATTATACTAAACCTGATGAACCACCAATCAGTCATCCAGCCGAAGTTCTTGAACGTCTTCAAAAGGAAAAACCGGATACACCAATGGAGGAACTTGTTAAGGAAGCGGATGCCACTGTTGCTAAGGAAATTGAAGAAAGAAAGGAAAAACGTGAAGCTGATGCGAAGGAGGCTCTCGAAAAAGAGGCGTCCGAGAAGGGGTTTAATTCAGTTGAAGCAATGCAAAAGTTTGAAAAGGAAAAGGAGAAGGAAAAGTCTGAATCGTCTACGGAAGCTCAGGATACGAAAGGTGAAGGTGAAGTTGAGGAAGGTGAAGAGGTAGAATCTAAATAAATTTGTTATATAAATGTAAGAATGTTGAGTATTATACTAAATATAATCACCATAATTATTGTATTAGCTATGATTGTTTTATTTTTACGATTGTATGAAGATCGAAAAAGTAAAACGGGTACTGAAAATGTGAGTGCATCTGATGTTGCACAAGATATACTAAAAGACCCACTTGTTGTGAGTCGCGCGTATTTTACCGAACCAAAACTTGGATCTATTGGTGATTTTGAAGGACAACAAACGTCTTCACAATATTTGTGGGTTAGAGGCAAACCTATCCAGGTCTAAGAATAACTGGTTGCATAGTTTTTCCCATAAAAAACCCCAAAATAAAGGAAACAAATATGATAATGTACGCCGTTTTATCGAGATTTGAAAATATATCTTCTTTGTGAAGGGGTTGTTGTGGGTGTGGTTCATAGTAGTGTTGAGGAGGCGGAAAATAATATTGTTCGTTATTTTCCGGTTCTTGATCTTTATGATCATCCATCTCTTTATTTGTAAAATCGTCTGGATTGTATTCTATCGGAGTTCCAACCTCGGCTTCCATTTATAAAAGATGTGTCTATTTTTTTAAGCTTATTATTCCTCATCCTCTTCTTCCTCTTCTTCATCAACGACAAACCCTTTTAAATTACCATTTTCATCCACATCACTATCATCATCCTCAAAATCATCCTCATCATCTGTCTGAAGAAGATCAATATCACTTTCTATTTCCGATTCGGTTTCAGTTTCATAATCATCGTCAGAAAAATCATCTTCTGGGAGATCTTCGAGTGGATCTAAACGTTCTGGAACCTTTGAGACTCTCCCTGAACGTGTACGCGTAGGAACGACTATTTTTACCATTTATACATTAAACTGCGTTTATTCTTTTAAATACATTACGCAAGCGTATTTACAATTTTATCCGTGAGATTATGTGTACGACACTTACATTTACATACCTGCTGTATATGACTTTTAAGTATATTAAATGAAATCGTTTCTTTACAAGTATCACATGATTCTTTCGACGTTACAGTATATTTCTTAACACCTTCACGTTTGAGTGACTCTATGACGAACGTTTCCTTTTTAACGATATACTTTTTTATAAACTTTTCGAGTAAGTTCTGTTCTGGTTCTACAACAACTTTCTTTTTCGGTGTATACGTTTCAACTTTACCATCTTCGTAAAGAATATCTGTTATTTTTTTAGAGAGTTGATGTCGTCTCCCCGAAAAATCCTTACAAAACCCGTATTGTCTTAGTACGTTCGTAGTAGAAAAACATTTTTGGGCTATAGTATCACCTACTATGTGAAACCACACGTGATTGGAATTATGATTACATTTTTTATTTTCACAATATTTAGAATTTGTTGAGACGAGAAACTGCTTGTTATATTTAAACATTTTAGTGATTGATGCGGTAGTTTGTCCTTCTACATTTTTACGAACAAATGCTTCGACGAGTAAAAGAGCCTCCTGGTCCCTGAACTCGTTTTTAGTTTGTAATGTTGTAAATGTAGCTTCTTTACGAGTTCCTTCTATGATAATAGGTTCCATACTTTGTGTACGTAACGTTGCCATATGTAATATGTCAACGGATGGTTTTTGTTCAGTCTTTTGTAGTGTGGATGAAGGACCATGTTTGTATATAAATATGGGTAAATATTCACCTTGTGTTTCTTTACCGGTGTTATTACATAACTTACACCCTTGACCGGCACACGCTTCATGTTTTCCCTTTTTATGTGACCACGGCATACGAAACCCACTCCCCTTTGTATTACGTGAATTATTACCATATACCGAAATATCAACAATATCTTTCCAATCACGTGATCCGTACGCTAAGTTTAACGTATTTATAACATGATCTCTAATACCTAATGCAGATGATCTATTTACAACAAAACCTGGCCAGTTTATATGTATACCTGTTTTTATGAGTGTGTCTATGGGTTTAGGTTCAGCGACAGATATCAAAGCGTCTTTACCACCAAACTTTGAGACCTTGTCACATATGACTTTACATACACTCTTAATCTGTTCAAATGACATTTCTTCATCATCTTTATAATCAAGATCCATGAAAAAATTGTAATTTTCCGTTTTCTGCTCGACGACAAATATCTTTTCACCGGAGTTATATACTTCTACACATTTTTCGTAAAAGTCATTCAATTTATCAAATGGCACGGAGAGGACACCACCGTCCATGAGCACATGTGATAAATCGGAGTTATTAGCAAAACCTTGGTCTTTACACCAACGTTTAAACATACTTACCTATTAATCTATTTATCTTTTTATACTGTTTATTCATCTTCATACTCGTGACGCCAAATAGAGCGTCTATATGAGACTTCTGGATAATTTTCTTCTTCTGATAAACTTTTCTTTAAAACGAGGAGTTCATAAACTTTATCCTCTTTATGTAATTCAACGTACCTTTCCGCTCTTTCTAACGTATATGCGTGCCTTTCAATGAGAAGCTCACGTATTTGTGATAAAATGTAGTTCTTAGACTTCATTATTTAATAGAGAAGGTTTTTCTATCGAGAGAAGTTACACACGCGTAAAATTCTGGATTATTAAGTACGTTCTTAACAATACGATCCCATTGTTTTTTCGTACTGAACTCTGAAAGCGTTTCAAAATTCATGAAATCATTTTCATCGTGTGTTCTCTTGATGGGCTGTTTCTGAATCTTACGGAGATTCATTTTCTGTTTTTCGTCGTTAAACTTACGTATAAGTTCAGCCTGTTCCTGTATGGTATAGTTTACGAAAAATATATAAACGTTATATTCGAGTTCCACTCCTGGACTTTCCGTTACTACAAACTTAAATTCTGTATATTCACCTTTTTTCAAAGAAATAACTCCTCTGGTTTCTTCTTCAAGTTCTCTCAAAGCACATCTAATGGGATTTGGAATCTCTCTTCGCCTACACCCTCCGGTGACGAAAATCCAATCTTTGAATCTTCGATCCCGGACAGTGAGAAATCGTGGTTTATCACCTATAAAAGTGACGGGGACTGCAATTGCTTTATATTTTTTCATTGCTTATTTGCAAGTTATAATTGAATAAGATGATTATTCTGAAGATTCTTCTTCATCATCATCAACTTGGGTTTCTAAAACTTCCTCTTTTTCTGTTTCTACATCTGGTATAGATTTCACTTGTGGTGGTCTGGATAAATGTGCCATGAGGTTTCCGTAAAATCCTTTAACATTATCCATTTCTGATTTCGTTTTGTTAAGTTCTCTGTACATGTACATTGTGGCTACAATACACATGAGCACGGCAACTATAGTCGCGGTATCGCGATCGAATGTAAACATTATATATAAAATTACGAGCTAAATTTTTAAGTTCCTATAATCGCACCCATGTGCGTTGTTTTTTCGGTTGGACATGAGTATCCCATTTTTGCAAATTGAATTTCCTGGTAATGTCCTTCTTTACACTCCGCATTTTGTGGAGGGATTTCCGGTTTTTTACCGACTAAATGATCTAAAGTACCTGATTTTGGGTCATACGTTAAAACAAAGACAAATGCTACAAGAAAAATTAATTGCCAAAACATTTATAATAAGCGGCTAAATTAAATTAGTTAGAATACATCAAACCACCCATACCATTTTCGATACGGAGGATATTGTAGTTAACACCGTAGACGTCGTTAGCCCACGTCGTATCGTCAGAAACGAGTCTTGTGGAATCGAGTCTACTAAAGTTGAGAGAACCAGTTGGTTGGAGCTTGGCTGTGTCGATGCAGAATGGCTGCAAGAACGTTGTAGTCGCAGTTGTATCCGCGGCTTGTGTGTGGTAGTAGACTGGTGTCGATGTAAAGTGTGGTCTTACCGCCTTAGAGTCGGTAACATCTGTACCGTTAATTTGGAGTTTGACCTTAGCGGTGGTCATAGCATTAACAGCGACCAAGTATTTTACTGGGTGATTAAAGTTGATTTCTTGAGTCTTGGCGGCGGATGCAACAGACTTTTGTGTTTGCGTAATAAGCATATTTTGTGGTTGAGACGATAAGACCGTTCGTTCGTCTGTATCGAGGTGGTAGAATTGGGCATATACTTCCGCATCAGTTGGACACGACGTACCCCATGTGATTCTTAATTCCACATCGTGGTATTGGAGAGCAATCAATGGGATCGCGGACTGAGCATTTTCACAAAAGGAAAATCTAAGTGGGTAAAAGTATTGATTATTAAACTTGTATTTAGAGTATGTTTGACTCATAGTAACTGGTGCGAGCGTTCTAATAAACTCGTCAGTTTGATCGTCGATGACTTGACCACCGACCAAAAGTTCAACCTTAGAAACTTTATTGGCCCAGTTGGTAATATTCACATCTCTATTCGAGATGTAGACATACCCGAGCATATCACCTTTGCGCTCGAATCTAACAGTGGACATACCATCATTAGTGGGGTTGCCCTGGATAACCTGTCTTTCGACAGTTTGGGCGAAATTTGTGTGACGTTTATAGTTGGACCTGAAAAATGAAACTTCAGGTTGGCCGACGAGATGAGCATCTTGGGCACCTACGGCAACGAGTTGAGCAATACCTCCAGACATGTTTTATATTATAGTAAGGTTTTATTTTTTTTAAACTTATGAAAATGCAACAGTATTCATATAAATATTTCCTGAAATATTTGATAAAGTCATGAGAGCATGTTTATTTTGTGTGATGGAAACATCATCTGTTATGACAGTAAAGTTGACATTTGTAAGATCTTTGGAAACTGCTCTATCAGCACCAGTCGCAAGAATGGGCACAACAATTTGAGCACCATTTATTAAATTAGTGAAGTAAAGACTTTCTAAATCACCATTGATAACTACAAGTGGTGCTGTACCATATGTCCTATTTTTTGCGTTTATTGTTATGGTTTGTGTATTAAATGTTCCTACTATTCCTGGATCTGTAAGTTTTATACTTTCTGAAGTTACATTACCTGCGTTAACATTTGCACTCACAGTAACAAACGATGGAGAATCTTCCGCTCCAACACCGAGAGCAGATGCCGCTGCTGAGGCAGATGTTGCTCCAGTTCCACCATCGCCTACGGCTAATGTACCCGTAATCGAAGAAGCAGCTAAATCGACCGCGAGTTTATTGGACTCAATAACCAAACCACCATTTGATTTTGCATCGATGGCCACCGTGGGTGTTCCACTTTCTGCGGCTCCACCTGCTGTAATACCATCACCACCTGTTATAGATGTTACATAATTACCTGTAGTGTGTGTACCTAAAGTTATAAGGTCAGTAAGCGAAGTTGCACCCGTTCCGCCATCACCTACGGCTAATGTACCCGTAATCGAAGAAGCAGCTAAATCGACCGCGAGTTTATTGGACTCAATAACCAAACCACCATTTGTTTTTGCATCGATGGCCACCGTGGGTGTTCCGCTCTCAGCGGCTGCACCTGCTGTAATACCATCACCACCTGTTATAGATGTTACATAATTACCCGTCGTGTGCGTACCTAAAGTTATAAGATCATTAAGTGTGGTTGCACCCGTCCCACCTCTTGCAACTGCAAGTGTTCCCGAACCTGCATTCCCCATATTTAATGCAGTTATAGCAGAACCATCTCCTTTTAAGGTCCCACCATGTATGAGACCAGTTGAAGTAACATTACCCGATAGAACGTTACCCCAAACATTCGCTGTAATATAACCATCACTTGTTGCCATCGTCGGAACTATATGTGCACCATCTGGATCACTTAGTGTAAACGCAATTGTATATTCTTTTTCATCCCCTCTAAAACCTGCTGCAACATTTGCAGTTGGTCTTGTCATGATAATACCCATATCTATTGTATCGATGGCATTCGCATTACCTACTTCAATTATTGGATCGGAAACACTGTGTATATTGGAGTGTTGAAATGTTGTAGAACCCTGAACAAGTAAATTACCAGTAACAGTAAGGTTTGATGATAAAGATGTAACATAAGTTGCGTCGTTATAGGATAGTTTACTATCGCGAAGTTGCTTTGTTGAATGTACGTATGGTATTATACCATTTGTAAGTGATGTACTCGCTACATTATGTGCAATAACATTTGCATTCATGGTAACAAATGATGGAGAATCTTCCGCTCCAAGACCAAGGGCTGAAGCAGCTGCTGAAGCAGTTGTTGCACCCGTCCCGCCATCGCCTACGGCTAATGTCCCCGTAATCGAAGAGGCACCTAGATCGACCGCGAGTTTATTGGACTCAATAACCAAACCCCCGTTTGATTTTGCATCGATGGATAATGTATGATCTATGTCTTCGCCACTTGTTGCTCCCGTGCTTGCAATACCATCACCCCCAGTTATAGTTCCCACAAAATCACCGGTTGTATGTGTACCCATGGTTATCAAATTGTTTAATGTACTCGCACCAGTACCACCTTGTGCAATTGCAAGTGTTCCTGTATTAACATTACTTGCGTTTAATTGATTAATACCACGACCATCTGCAGATACAATATTACTTGCATTAACATTTGCACTCACGGTAACAAATGAAGGTTGATCTTCCACTCCAAGACCGAGAGCCGAAGCTGCTGCCGAAGCAGATGTTGCACCAGTACCACCTTTTGCAATTGCAACTGTACCTGTTCGTATTTCTTCACCTTCAATCGTTACAACACCTGCACTCGAACGGGCCAATGTTGTATCCGAAGCGTGTCCTAATTCAATACCCGTAAACTGGGGTGAATCTTCTGTACCAACCCCAAGGGCTGAAGCAGCTGCCGAAGCAGATGTTTGACCCGTCCCACCTTTTGATATTGGGAGTGTTCCAGTATGGATTACATTTGACAATAACCCCGCATCCCCATTATAAAATGCAGCGGTTACGTTACCCGAAGTTGTTATAGCACTTTCAGACGCTGACGGCGTGTTAATGAATGTATGTGTTCCCACAGATACGAGTTTCGTTACGGTTTGGTTATTACTTATGGCTATGGAATCACTACTTTCGAGTGATCCTGTTTTTATTTTACCTGAAACCTGAATTTTGTTCGTTGCACCTTGATCTATGCTAACAGACGTACCACCAAAAAATCGGTTAGCGCGTACATTACCTTCAACTTTTATGGCTTCTGCACCCGTATTGGACATGAAAATTTTATCACCGACCGATAACATATGCGAAGAAGCTGTATTCGAAATACCAACGTTTGCACCGTGTCCGGTTGTAAACGCGGTTGTCACATTAGCAAAATGTGGTATAGAATTTGAAACAACATTACCTTGTATACCTGCACTATCTAAAGTAACACCCCCTAAAAGAGATGTTGCTACACCCGTATCAACAACTTCTTTTGTCGTTGAGCTGTATCCAATAAAAGTAGCACCCGCTAATTCTGCTTCGCGTAAAGGCGTCATGTACATTGAGCCTGCAGTACTTGCATCTATAGCAGTATTCGAAGCATTGAACACGATCGTGTTTTCAGCCTGGTCATCCGTAGCGTGTTTACCAAACCGGATTTTGGTAGACCGCTCGATGGTAGGTATGTTTTTAACCATTTTAATATAAGTGTGTATTTTAATTTGCGTAAATAAGACCAGCCATACCATTTTCAATACGAAGTATGTTATAGTTCACCGCGTATATAGGATCACTAATAACTGTGGTTTGACTGACTATCTTTGCAGAATCTAATCGACTAAAATTGAGTGTTCCCGTCGGCTGGAGTGAACTCGTCGATAAACAAAAGCAGTATAAGAAAAAATCAGGGGATGTAACAAAGTTCGTATGGTAATAATTCATAACGTCTATGAAGTGTGGTTTTGCCCACTTAAAATTACCTATATCTAAACCATTTATTTCTATTTTGATTTTATTGGTAGTTGATGTTAATGCTCCTTCGGTGGTTGTATCGGAAGATGCGAGATATTTCACTGGGTGATTAAACGTGAGTTCTTGTGAAAGTTCATTTGATGGAATACTTTTCTGAACCTGGGTAATAATCAAATTATGGTTACGCGATACAAGGTTACCCCGTTCTTCGTTATCAAGGTAATAATAATTTGAGTAACACTCAAAATTATAATCCCCCGCGTTTGTTCCCCAATGTATACGTAATTCAACGTTATGGTAGTGTAACGCGACTATAGGTAAAGCACATTGTGCACCCTCACAAAAGAAGAACCGGAATGGGTAAAAGTACGATCGCGCGCTTACACCGGGATGTGTACCATTCGCACTCTTTGAAACGTTTGTCGCGAACGTATCGATCGCTATTTTTTCGGTGAAAATGGCGTCTTGTGTGTCAATAACTTGACCACCAATGAGAAGTTCCACTTTGTCTATAAGTGTATCCCACCTTTGAATATCAAGTGCCTGTGTATTATTATCAATTGTTAGGTACGTGTACCCTAACATATCACCTGTTCGATCAAAACGAATAGATGACATAGAATTGGATTTCACACCCCCCTGAATAGTTTGTTTTTCAACGGATTGTGAAAAGTTAGAATGTCGTTTAAACGTTGACGTAAAAAAAGATATTTCTGGTTCGCCCATAATGTGTTCG